GACTGTTCTTGATGTAGTCTTCAATATCAAACAGCAGTATTGCACGGTTGGACACAGTTTGTCCACCCGTCTTTATTGTGTTTCTCGCGCTGTATATTATGTCGCCTGAATCTGTATACGAGGCTTCGTTGCTGATATAGGTGTCCTGTATTAGCGAAGAATCATCAACAGCCACCTCAATATTGGTGCTGATGTATTCTTTACTTAGCCAAAAGTTGGAGTTTTTGTTCAGCATCAGGACGCATAGAACGAGAATGTCATGTTGTTGCCCGTGTTGTGGGGAGCAAAGGATGCAGAATACGCAGGGTAGAACACCTTGATCTTGTTGATGTTGTCTACTTCAAAGAACATCTCGTCGCCGTGATACAGCACATACGATGCTGCACCTGCGGTGGCACCGTAAACCGCAGCGTCTGCTTCGGAAATCACGCACATGATCTGATTCTGTGATCCTCCGGTTCCTGATGCGATGCGGGAAGCCTTGATACGAACGCCGTTTGCACAGGTGTATCCACCGGCTGCGTTGAACGCAGTAAGATTCTGTGGTGAATATGTGGCATTGCCTGTTCGAGCCATGAATTTTGGCTGTTGCTTGGAGCCAACAAGCGTGACATTCAGGCTGTCTTGTGTTGTTGGATACGCACCGTTTCCAAGAATTGTGCGTTGCAGTCCTTGTATAGGAGCAGCAACTTCGTTTTGGATCAGGGTGTATATGGAGTCTTTGTCTCGGAAATCAAATGCTCCCACAGACACATTACTTGAATACAGAGCCTTCTTCATTGCTGCCATGAAGTCGGTATTCGTCTTTACTTGACCAATGGCGGTTGTGATGTTTCCCGTCTGTGTGGAGAATCCAGACACTTCTACAGGAAGAAGTCCACCACTGGCACCACGCACTGTTACGGGATCTCCACTTGTGCTGCCTGTGACCCACACTCCACGAGCAGCGAACAGCGATCCTTGAACAGGAATGGCTCCTGCTGCGCTTGCGGTGATTCCTACTTCAGCGGAGAAGGTTGCGTTGGCAACAACAGAGAATGTAATTCCGTTGTTGATTAGGTTTACATTGAGAGCCGATCCGCTCCATCCAGAACCAGTGATTCCACCAACGCGAGACAAAGTTCCGTTTGGTAGTTGTGCGTTGATGTATGTGGGAATAGTGCTCAGAGAATTGGTGTCTGTTGCACCCTGACCCACCACGGTTACAGTATCTGAAGTGTAGGATAGATCACGAATATCCAAATCTGATGCAGATACCGTGATGCCGGTGGAAGTCTTTACATTTACATTGAGTGCGTTGGACTCGGCGTAAATGGGGCTTGCGGTTTCTCCTTCGAAACCAAACAGACCAACTGAAACGGTGGACGCTGTTCCGCCACCGTAAACCGTGATGGTGTCGGACACAGCCGTAAGACCACGAATACTGAAGTTCGTGGCTTGCACATTGATAGCGGTGCCACCCGATACTCCATAGATTCCCAAGTCGGCAAACGAAGACACCGAAACAGGAACAGCGGATGAAACCGTGATGCCTACAGGATATGCATTGGCAATACCCTGCACCCCGATATAGTCTATTCCGCTGGTGCTTCCGCTTGTTGCACCTACTGCACCACCGTAGAGATTTCTTATATCAAAAGCAGATGCAGCAACGGTGAGTGTTCCAACGGTGATTCCTACTGCAAGACCGCCTGATACACCGGCAATTCCGAATGTGACTCCGCTGTTGCCTACAAGTGAGGTGGCAATACTGTTGAAGCCTGTTTCTGAAAAATAGTCGTAACGGGCAAGCGACCCGTTGATGGTTACGCTGAGAGTAGTCCCAACGAGTTCAACAGGGAGTCCCGTGCTTGCAGTAATTTCTGAAAACGAACCAGTCTGACCGTAGCCAATCTGCACTCTTTGATGATGTGCATCGTTGACAAATGTGCTGGCTATGGTATAAGTAGTGCCACTGGTTACAATGTCGTAATTGTCGCTGGTCGCTCCCATTGGCTTCTCCGGTGAGGTCTGGGCTAGTGCTTACTAAATAGGAATACCCTCCTATGTATATTTCCGAAAGCAAGGCTGATATGGACATAAACAACATACGGTTCCCCCGTGAAGTGGAAAATCATGTAAAGAAATACAGTGTTTCGTATATTGACGCTGTATTAGCGGTGTGTGAGCAGTTTGGGATTGAGCCACAGGTGGCAGCAAAGTTCCTGAACAAGCCCATAATTGAAAAAATCAAGGCAGAGGGACAAGAACTCAACCTGCTCCCCCGAAAGTCCCGACTTCCTGTTTGACACGCGGCAGGCTTCTGCTATACTGTCTACATATGAGTGACTGAATTGTTCGTCACACACTAACACATATTTCGTACACATCGTACACAGGAGATACACATGGGATTCAAAGACCTAAAGACTGCTTCCAAGAACTCGTATCAGACTCTTGCCTCAGAAATGGACAAGATGGCAAAGAAGTCCGAGTCCTACAAGGACGACCGCTTTTGGAAGGCAGAAACCGACAAGACAGGAAATGGCTACGCGGAGATCCGTTTCCTTCCTGCACCCGATGGCGAGGATCTGCCGTGGGCGCGTGTGTGGAGCCACGGCTTCCGTGGACCGGGTGGTTGGTACATTGAGAATTCTCTGACCACGATTGGATTGAAGGATCCAGTTTCGGAGATGAACAACCTCCTGTGGGAGAGTGGTTCAGACAAGGACAAGGCAATTGCCCGTGATCGTAAGCGTCGCTTGTCGTACATCAGCAATGTGCTTGTGGTGAGCGATCCGAAGCACCCCGAGAACGAAGGCAAGGTGTTCCTCTTCAAGTACGGCAAGAAGATTTTCGAGAAGATTCAGGGAGCAATGAACCCTGAGTTCCAAGACGAGAAGCCAATGAATCCCTTTGATTTCTGGTCGGGAGCAAACTTCAAGTTGAAGATCCGTCAGGTTGACGGCTACGCGAACTTTGAGAAGAGCGAATTTGCTGCTCCGTCTGCTCTCCTAGGTGGCGATGATGCTGCCCTTGAGAAGTTGTGGAAGACGCAGCACTCGCTGAAGGAGTTCACCGATCCCAAGAACTTTAAGTCTTACGACGAACTCAAGGCTCGTCTTGAGCAGGTTCTTGGTGGCAACATCCGTGCAACGGTTTCGGAAGCCGCTGCGAAGGGTGGTGCGGAGCGCACTGCTTTGCAAGAGGATGAAACACCCGCTCCTGCTGTGAAGAAGGCTGCTCCCCCGCAGCCCACGAAGAAGCCTGGTGTCACCGTCAAGGATGACGATGATACGGAAGATGCCCTGTCCTACTTTGAGAAGTTGGCACAGGAAGACTAAATCCCTTCGGTTTCGCAGCAAAGGGCGCACTTCGGTGCGCCCTTTTCTTTTACCAAGTGTGTGAAGCCATCTGCATGGTCTTCAGTGTTGGTTCGTTGTTGCGAATACGCAGATCGTCGTTGAAGTTGTTGGTGGTGTTGCTCACCTTTGTCTGCACCACTGCATTGTTGTTCACCGATGGCTTGGTCGCTGTCCCCACAGCCGCGCCTCGTTCTGCTTCCAATGCGCTCATCTCTGCGTTGTGCTGCTGCACCATCTTGCCCACAGTGGTGTTGGGTGTTGCAGGAGCAGAGATGGTTCCCGTAGCCTCGGTTCCTATGGTTTGACCTTCGGCTCCTGCATTGTCTTTCTGATCTTCTGCTCCGCCTACTTCAATAAGACTGCCAACTCCTGGAATAGAAGCCACCATATCATATATTCCTCTTCCGCCTATCGCATCTGCAAGAAGCCCTGCAAGTTTTTCTCCCACCCACATTCCTCCAAATGTTCCTAGCAGAGTTCCTATTCCTGGAAGGGCTAGTGAACCAAGGGCACCACCTCCTACAGATCCAAGTGCTTGTCCGAGAGTCCCTACAAGTGTTCTTCCGATCCGTTCTTTCTTCTCATCCGGTGAAAGTTCTGGATCATTTTTTATGGACTTGATATCCAAGAATCCCATCGCTGTGGTTATGATTGCACCAAGACCAGGAA